CTGTGCTATCGTCAGTAGCATCCCATGCTGCTGACGATAGCACAGGAGATCGTCAGTAGCATCCCATGCTGCTCCAGTTGTAGCAACTAATATGTTTGTACTACTTGGATAATCATTTTTTGCATAACCAATAGCACCTACTACACCAGGTTGTGTAATTATATCTCCATCTAAAGCACTAATAGTGCCAGATAAATTAAGTTCAACTTGTTCATAATTTTCTGTAGCAATATCACCAGCCTTCAAATCAGTAGGAGGAATATCGTCTACTTGTTCTAGCCTTGATAGGTATCCATTTGTATTTGTGTTTGTAAACTGTCTTGTTGCAGGAATCAAATCTGGATTTAATTGTCCGTTAACGTTCAACTGTACAATAGCGCCAGGAACAGCAGCAGTACTTACAGATTTGTCAACAAACCCACCTAATCTGTTACTAATAAAACTTCTAACTGCTAACTGTGTACTTAAACGTCCATTACTTGGGCCGCCAAGTTCGTCATCACCTAAGTTAACACTAGTTGAAATCTCTTCAATGGCAACATCAGACAAACTCAATCTCAAAGCATCAAGTTCGTCCACCTGCACTTTGTTTCTAAATGTAATGTTACCTGTTCTGTTGAACGCTGTAATAAAGTCACCAACTTTAAAGTCACCAAGTTCGTTTGTACCTGATGAGTACACACGCCCTGGTAGTTCTTCAAACTGTTCAAACTCTTGCTTTGTGTTACCACCGTTTTGCGGTAGTGCGTTATAGTCTGTACCTGACCCTGCATATTCCCAAGTGTGTGCAGATGAGTTTGTAATACTTGGTCTATGGAACCAGCATTGTTTTTCAGGTAGATTTAAGAGGTTAGTTAGGCTTGCACTTCCATCTGTAGCAGTGACGCTAAATGTTGCTGTGCCTAACCCTAATTTGGTTTGTGTTTCGTTAATTGTAATTGCTAAATTTGGGGATCCGGCATGATCACTAGTGATTACACTTGTTTCATCAAATTGTACTCGTAAAGTACTTTGCCCTACTGCAACTTCTTCTACACTAACAACCAGTCTACGTTCTGCTGCTTCCCAACTTGCTACAATAGCAGAGTTATTTGAACCGCCAGTTGATCCGGTAATTTGTTTTCCTGGAATAAATGTATAACTTTCAGCACCAGATTCTAATATCAATGTTTGATAAGTTTGGTGACTATTTAAAATTTCTTCAACAAAAAATTCAATAACGTTACTAAAGAACTTGTGTGTATTTACACCTACGGCTAAAATATCAACATCGAAATCACCACTTTCGTCAAACGTTAAACTGAATTCGTTTTCATTTAATATTTTTATATAATATGTTTGTTCAGCATCTAACCCTTTAATAGGATCATTGCCATCTGGATCATAAATGACTTTTTGACCATTTGAAAACCCATGGCCAGTAATTGTTATAACATTTGCAACTACGCTAACATCAGTTGCGGCATTAAATGTTGTCTCTGTTGGAGTAGTTTTATAATCATTTGTAATATCTCCTTCGGAACTTACTTCAATTGGTGAAGGAGTGTCAAGAGGGTCATTAATAATTGTGTTTACAATATCAAAACGTGATCCTGTAAAATCTTGAGCATCTGTTGACACACCACTGATATATGTAAGTGTGTCTGCTTTTAATTGACTGATTGCTGCAATAGTTTGTAACTCTTGTCCACTAATTGTAATTGCACTAGAGTCTTGTAAATTTTTGTTATAATATGCTAAACCTGCACTACGAGTATATCTGTTACCTGTATCGTACACATCTTGAGCAACTGCTTCTAATATCAACAATGAATCTCTACGACATTTTGCAGAATCGTAATCAAAATTATACCAGATATTTGCTTGGATTTGTTCGTTTATCCATTGAGTAGTATTTTGCGCAATATTAATTGCTGCTATGTCATTTAATCCAGATTCTACTTCTTGTACATAACTTGCAGTTACCCAACTAGTGTCTGGAGTTATTTCTGTAATAGGAGTAGAGCCGCCATTACTAAGGAAAGTTATAATTTCTTGAATTCTGGCTTCGCCGGCATCTGCTGCGTCTGAACTACCTGCTGTGCCTGATGTATCTTGAGTTTCAGTTGTTCCGGTTGAAGTTGTAACTGTAATCTCTTCAATTACTTTACCAACAACTTCTTTTAACCTTCCGTATGCTGCAACGGTTTCCTCTAATTGTCCGGTGCCGTACTGTGCAACAGAACCTACAAAGTATGCTTCTGCTGCTCTAATAGTACGTTCGTTACCACCGTATGTTAAGTCATAAACTAACGCATCTATAATTAGTTTAGAGTCTCTTAAACATTTTGCGGCATTGTAAGTGAAAGCACTTGTAAATGGTGCAGTTTCTGCTGCTATTTGATCGTCAATCCAAGCATTAACTTCATCACCGATAAAATCTTTATTTGCTATCAATTGCTGAACTGCATTAGCGTATCCAGCATCACTTGCGTTATCCGTTCCGCCAGTAGGCGTTGGAAATGTATATGCTGCTGCAACTGAATCACCCGGTACAGTATTTTCATCACCGTTGTTAATTATATCAATAATTTCATCCCAGAGAGCATCACTTCTATTTCTCAAAACAGAAGTTGTTAACTGATTTTTTGTATAAATTTTTGCTTGTGCAAATGCTGCTAAATGTTGTGCTTTCTGTGCAGCAAAGGTGGCGCTATCAAAACTACCACTAAAATATCTTAGAGCATTACTTACACTTTGATAATTACTATTGAATAAAATATCATAATAGATTCCGTTTACTAATAATGCAGTATCTCTACGACATTTTGCTTCGTTATAGGTAAATCCTGCCCATATACTCGGAGATGCTGCTGCAATTTGTGCATCAATCCATGTAACAATATCATCTGCTATAAAGCCTTTATTTACGTTAATAATATCATATACTGTTTTGTAATCAGGTTCTCTAAATCTTAAAACAAACTCTTCAACTGGTGCGTCTCGATTAACACCAACAACAGTAACAGTTTGTTTACCTTCAGCAGAACCTGTACCTGATACAAACGATCTGTCAAACTGGAATGCTTTAGGTGAGTAACCACTAGATCTCAACGCATACAAACCAAAGTTTGTAGCAGAGTTGGTAATCGAGCAGTATCCGCCTGACTGTGTATATACACCATTGAGTAGGAAAATTTGGAAACAAGACACGATTTGTGCATAAGCATCATTAGTTAATCGCCACCCTGTACCACCAAATGAAAGCATAGTAAAGGCGTTAGCAACCATCGACTTACCTTGTTCAGGAATAGCACCAACAACTGGATTTTCAGCCTCAATTTGGTTAACCGGAACGTTTGGAGATTCAACCTTACTACCATCAATCTTAGCACCGTTAAGTCCTAAGAATGAAAGAATTGAAGCGTTTTGAATATATGGTGATGTAGTAATAGTTGGTTTTGTATCTGGCAAGTTTGGATAAGTGTTTCTATCTGTAACATCTGACGCAGTAGGATCATCAAATGCAACACAATAATCACCTGTAATCAATGGAACTTGGTTTTCATCAACACCGTCTCTAAATGTAAATTCACCAAAGTAACATGCGTTACGAACACGTAGAATATCTAAGTTAGCGTTGGCAGGACGGATAATACAACCACGCAAACCGTCACCTTTAATAACTGTGTTATCTGGAACAATGATTGGATTTTGTTCTGTGTAGTCGCCAACAGCAACTTTGATATTCACACGTTTAAAATTGACTGTACCATCTGCATTATAGACTAAACCACTTGCAATTTGACAGGCTCTCTTAACAGTTTTAACTGGAGCACTCTGTCCATCGTTGGTGTCATCACCTTGTTCTTCTGACACATAGATAACATTACCGCCAAAGATATCAGCGTCTTGGAAAAATAAATTTCCACTACCATCTGTAGCAAGTAACTGACCAACTGTACCAACTGACGGAGGCAATGTCATGTTGTATCCAGCATCTAAAGTATTGGGTGCTTTTAGACCAATTCCGTCTTCACCCGAGGCTGTTAGTTCTCTAAATGTTAGTGTATTTGCATCTTCAATGTCTATATTGTCTTTGATATTAATGCCTGCATCTGTGATAATCATTTTATCATCGTTGTTTACAGTAGCAGTAATAGTTGCTTCAGCAGGTGTTGCTAAGTCATCAACTTTAACTTCTGTGTTACCTTCAAAAATACGCTTAGTGATATCCTGTACAGTATTATCATCTCTTAGCAAATAAATTTTGCCGTCTGCTGTATTAATTGCTAATTCGCCGGATTGTAGTTGAGATACAATTGGTTGCTTTCCTGCAACCGCACTACGTTTGTGTCTAATATTTGTTGCCATTAAGGCTGCCTCCTATTTAGGTACGGGTCAAGTCTATGTAGACGCCCAAAACTACACGATAGAAATCGCTGTAATGTTATTTATCATAGGAATTAATAGTGGTACTTTTTAGAAAGTACCACCATCTATTGTGTCAGTCCAAACTGGAGTGGCGTCAGAATCACTAGTAACTGTTAGTATTTGGAAACTGTTACTTGCGTCTGCTGATCCTGCTGCTGCTGTAACTTGTACAGGATCAGCGGCATTACCGTATAGAATACCATCTGTGGTAAATGTACTTACACCTGTACCACCGTATTGCACTTCTAGATCAGTTGTTAGAGTAAGTTCACCAATTTGACCAGTAGATACTATTAATCTATTATTGATAGCATCTAGCATTTCAGTGCTATCATCTGCATATATACTAGATGTAATACCTGCGGCATCTAGTATACCTGTTACAGTTAAATTTTGATCTACTTGTAAACTAGTAGTTAGGGTAGATGTTGTTTCACTGATTCTTAATTTCTCAGTTACAGATCCACTTGACATTGTACTAATAACCATATCAAAGTCTTCTTGGCTACCAGTTACATCTTGTGCTACCACATCAATTTTTGCACCTGTTTCAAAATTTGCATTAGAAGTTTCTAGTTCAAATTTAATACCTGTTCCGCTACCAACTACAGGTGTACCGCTTATTGTGTGATGAGCAAATGTCATTGGATAGATAATATCATCTGCTGCACTATCAGGTGCATTACTTATTAATCTTAGTCCGTCTTGTGCAAGCACTTCGTTTGCACGGATATCAATGGTATCTGTAGCAAATCTTGTTAGTTGAAGAACTCCGCTGTTGTTACCGCCAATCCATCCTTGAACATGTAAATTGTTTCCAATACCAACGCCGCCGGTGATTTTTAATGCACCTGTTTGATAATCGTGACTTTCTATTTCGCTATTTATTACAACATCATTAGTAGATTCTACAGTAAGATTATCATTTGTAATAATCATCCTGCGAGAACCGTTGGTAAAAAACTCTAATTCATCATTATTTGCGCCAGGTGATGTTTCAGGTCTAATAAATGTATTTTGATCTACATCTTTGACACCGCCTAATGCACCCCAAGCAATTCCATCATAGCCTTCAAATGTTGTACTATCATTATTAAATCTAATTTGTCCTGTTGCCGGTGTTGGACGCTGTGCGTTACTACCTACTGGAATTTGTATAGACGAAGTACTATCTATTACAACTTGCTCATTACGTATAGTTACTATACCTGTAGTAGCACCTATATTAATTGTTGTTGCTGCACCAAATGCATCAATCTGTGTTGCATTGGTGTTCAATAAGTTGAATGTACCAGTTTCATCTGTGATAATATTAGTACCATTAACTTCTAAATCACGTTTTGCAATTATATCTCTATCTGCAATAATATCAACACCAGCATATAAGTTTAATTCTGTGCTAATACCACCTACAGATTGAACAGCACCAGTTGTACTACTTGTGGCATCATCTGCATTTAATATTACAACATTAGGTGTGACACCAGTTTCAATTCTTTCACTGCCATCGACTGTGTCAATAATTAAGTAGTCACTTATATTTTCATGTATTCTAAATACAGTGTTTAAGTTATCTGGAACGTCAATGTCTGTTATACCGTTTATGTCAATTGTGTCTTGAGCACGATCGTCGCCAAGTATAACACTACCATCAACTGTTAAGTCGCCTCCTGCAAATATACTTTTTGCAATACCAACACCACCGTCAACTACTAAAGCACCTGTACTAACACTAGTTGTTTCATTAGTATTTTCAACTAACAGTTCTGGACGAATACCAAACGTAATTTTTTCTTCGTCTGTTCTAGTGTTGATACTAATATAATCTAAACTGCCTTCAGTGCTAATACTATATGCTTGTAGTGTTTCATCTGGTATATTTAGAGAAACATCTCCTACAAAGTTTATATTACCATTTACAGTTAAGGCGCCTTGTACTACCAAGTCTGGGTTAATAGTGAAAGTACCTACATTCGCACCCATATTGATTGTTGTTGCATCACCAAATGCTTCTATCACTGTTGCACTTGTATTCAATAAGTTAAACGTTCCGCTTGTATCTGTAGAAAGCACATCACCGTTTACATCAAAGTCACCATCTAAAACAAGGTCGCCTGTTACAGTACCGCCTGTAAGTTTATTCAAGTATCTATTTTCAACATATTGCGATACTGCTCTTTGTGTAGGTGCAGTGTTAAAGTCTTGAGTACCAATACTAGAAACAAGATTTGTGTTATCACTTACCTCTTTTAATTCGACACCTACCGGAATACCGTTTCTTATAAACGGTCCTACACTAGTTAAACCTTTGAGATCAATTTCATTAGCATTAAGTGTAATACTACCTGTAAGAGCATTCACTGCAAAGAAATCACCAACTCTAAAGTTACCAATTTGGTCAACAGTACCACCAGCAAATACTTTACCTTGATTAGTTTGTTGAATCTCTTTTTCTGGTATCGCTGTTCCGCCAAAGAACGGAAGTGCATTATAAGTTACACCAGCACCGACATATTCAAATGCATGTCCACTTGTACTAATTGTACTAACATTATAAAGGAATGCTTTTGCATCAGCCCTGACACTAATTATTCCAGGGAATATATTAATTAATGCTTCACCACCAAACTGTGCGTTAAGAGAATCAATAGTAGTTGTAACTATGTTTTCTAAATCTCCTAATATACTTACACGTTCTGTGTTGTACACACCGCTACCTAGTTCGTAATTATGATCATTTTCTTGCCATTCTGCTGTTGAATTTTCTAAAACACTTAGTGCAATTCTATCAGTTAATAATCTTATACCTGCTGCTGTTGTTGCATCGCTATCTGGTATAGAAAAATCTTGTGTTGCAACATTATTATAACTTGTTGTAACTGCAATATTTTGAGAAATCTTTTCTAAAATTTCTCCTAAATAATAATAACTATAAGCAGTAATTCCACTTTGATCTGCGTAGGTGCTATTTAAGCCAGTTAAGATTGCTCCGCTATAATATGCTAATCCTGCTCTGCGAGTTTGCTTATTACCGCCATACATTGTGTCATATAGTAATGCGTCAATAATGTATCCAGTATCTCTTTCACACTTAGCAACGTTATAGTCAAATCCAAGTATGTTATCGCTAATATATGTAATTGTACTATTTTGTATTGTTGTTTTATTTGATAATAATGTCGCTGCAGAACTTCTTGTACTTGCTGGTAACCAACTAAAGTCTGCTTCTACCTCTGCAGGTGTTCCTGCTAAAGTTTGATTTTCAATAGCATCTGATATAACATTAAATAAAGTCACAGCAATGCCACTTTCTGTACTTGTGCCATAATTACCACTTAGTACTTGACTTTGCGTGTTACCAGGAGTAGGTGCGTGTGAAATACCTTCAATACATTTAACTGCAACGTCTCTTAAATGATCATATGCTGCAACTGTTACATCTACCTGTTCATCTGGCAAGTATTGAGCGGTTCCTAAAAAGTATGCTCTAGTTGCAATTAGTGTAGCAATATTTCCTGTATATAATAAATCATGTAGAACAGCATCTATTACATATCCTGTGTCTCTTTCGCATTTCACTTGGTCGTAACTAAATGCGTTATAAGTTGTGTTAATGTAAGTGATAGTATCTGCAATAATTGTTTCTTTTTGCGATAGTAAAGTACCTAATGCTGCTTGTATACCTGACGTTGCCCAAGTAGTATCTGGATATGTTGTAGAAGTTGGAAGATTATCAATTCCATTTTCAATAACATTAATAAAAGTTGTAAGTAAACTTTCGGCTCTTGATACCTCAGTTGCAGTGCCTGCACCGGCAGTTGTATCTTGCGTTTCAACTGCTTGCTCTGGATCTGCTGCAACAACATCTAATAATACATCACCTAATAATGTTTTAACCCATTTCAATGCCGCTGCTGTTTCAGGTTGCTGTCCATTTACTTGGCTTGTTGCTCCTACCCAGTAACTTTGTGCAGCCTGTACAGTCGCACTGTCACCACCGTATAAAATATCATATGTTAGAGCATCAACAATATATTTTGTATCTCTATTACATTTTGTTGAATTAAATGTAAACTCTCTAGTGAAAGTTTCATTTAGGTAATTGATAGTTTGATTTTGTATTGACGTTGTTGCATCAATTGTTGTTGTAAAATCTGTTACAACTTGAGCAGTTAACCAACTTGTATCAGGTGTATTATCTGCTGGCATACTATCAGTATTGCCTGCAACAATAACATCTTCGATTATTTGTAACAAATCTTGAACTTCGCCTGCTGTACCACTATCGGCTCCAGGTCCTGTAGTATCTTGTGTAACTACAACTTGAGATAAAGTACCATGTGTAATATTTTGTACAACATCAGATAATATTAATGATAACTCATTATACGCTGCTGCGGTTGCTGTTTCTTGTCCTGAGCCTAATTGACCGATAACTCCAACAAAATATGATTCTGCTGCTGCTTTTGATGCTAAGTTTGAGTCATAAAGAATATCATAACTCAACGCATCTAAGATATATTTTACATCTCTTGAACATTTTGTTGAATCATATACAAGTGAAGGATAGTTAGTTCCAATCCATGCAATTACTTCAGCAGCACAAAAATCTTTGTTTGCTTGAATTTCATTAAAGGCTCTAATATGATTTACATCAACATTTGGATCTGTAATAGTTAACGCATCTGCTGATACATCAGTACTTACAGTTCCGTTTTTAAATATATCTAATACTTCTGTAATTGCAGCATTTACATTATTAATAAAAGAATTTTCAAGTTCTAGTTCGTTTAATCTGTCTTTTACATATTCAATTGCTAACTCAGTTTGTAGATTTTGATCACTTAACACATAAGCACTATTTGCTCTTTGGTACGCTAATCCAGTTGTAATAGCATTATAATTTGTGCCAAGTGCAGCATCGTATGCTGCTGCTTCTATAATTAAAGCAACATCTCTACGACATTTAGTTTCATCATATGTAAATGATTGGAATGTGTTTGCAATAAAGATAGAAATTTCATCTACAACAATTTCTTTATTACTTTTTATAGTATTATAACCTTGTTGTAAATCTCCGTCTGCCCAAGAAATTGATGGTAAGTTTTCACCTGGTAAACCTGATAAGTCCCCGGCTCTAATTACGTTTTCAATAACTTCAACTAATCCTTCTACATCATCTGCTTCAGTTGAACTTGCTATGTTTGCTGTATTTTGTGTTTCTGTGTTTCCAGTTGATTTTATCACAGATGCACCAATTACAACATCTCCTACAACATCTCTCAATCTTGCATATGCATCTGCTGTTGCTGCTTCTTCTGAAGGATCACCTAATTGACTTACACCGTCAACAAAGTAACTATTTGAAACAGTTCTTGTTGCAAAGTTACCTCCATATAAAATATCATGACATAATGCGTCAATTATGTATCCTACATCTCTTTCGCACTTAGCACTGTCATAACTTAAACTTGGAAAGTTTACAGCAATCCATGCTGTAATTTCTGCAATAATAAATGTTTTATTTGCAATCAATGCATCTTTTGCTTCAACTGCATTAGTAGTTGGCAAACTACTCGGAGTAGGAAATACAAGTGCATCTGCTGCTGTATCTGTACTTAAAACTCCGTTTTCAAGAATGTCAATAATTTCATCCATTGCTGCTTCGGCACGAGGTTGTGCTAAATCACTTAAACCTAATAATACAATTTGCTTTTTTAATTCAGTCAATGATGCGCTTGTTTGAATTAACTGATTATCTTGTAGTTCACTACTACTTGCTCTTTGATATCCTAAACCTGCTGTTACTGAATTATAATTTGTACCTAATGCAATGTCTAAAGCGACAGCATCCATAATTAATCCTGTATCTCTTTCACATTTTGTTCTATTATATGTGAAATTTTGATAATTGTTTTGCACATAAGACACTGCTTCTGCTGCTAAGAAATCTCTGTTTGCTATAAGTTGTTCTTTAGCATTAATTTGCCCTGTAGTTGCGCCTGTTGGGTTAGTAAAAGTTAACGGATCTGCTGCTGTATCTGTGCTTACAACTCCGTTTTGAATAATATCAATTACTTCATCAAACGCTGCGCCTACTCTAGATTGTGCAGTTGAATCTCCAACAGTTGCCGTAGTAGATTGACCTTTTGCATATGTAATTGCTCCAACTGTTTGTGCAATCTGATCGCTAATTACATATCCACTATTTGCTCTTTGATAAGCAAGTCCTGCTGTTACTGCATTATAATTTGTTCCTAGTGCAGCATCATACCTTGCTGCATCTATAATTAATCCTGTATCTCTTTCACATTTAGCATTATCGTAAACAAAGTAACTGTTGTTAATATATGCAAGAGTTTCTGCTGTTAAGAAATCTTTGTTTAACAAAAGTTGTTCTTTTGCATTTACAAGTTCTGTACTTGCTGGACCTGGCTCAGGATATGTTTGACCTTCGCTTGGTAATTGATCAAATTCAATAATATTTAGAACTGTGTCCCACAAATCTTCTACAACTTCTGCATAAAGAGCATTTGTATTTGCTGCTGCAATGCTCAATCTTCTTGCTTCTCTTAATGCTAATATTGTTGCAGGTTTTTGTTGAACATTTAAATATGCAGTATTTGCTCTTAAGTATGCATTACCTGCTGTAATACTATGATGGTTTGTACCTAATTGAGAATCTCTGTAAACAGCATCAATAATATATCCTACGTCTCTTTTACACTTATCTACATTGTAAGTTAAATCTGGATAATCAGTTAATATATCACCTTGTACAACTGCTATAGTTGTTGTATATGATGATAGAATATCATTTGCTGCTGTTTGTAAACTAGGAACCTCATCTTCAAATAAAGGATAAGTTTTAGCCGGTAGATTTGCAATAGTATTATTACTAATCACACTTTCTATAATTTGTACCAATGCATCTAATTCAGTTGCTTCAGACTGTGTTGCATCACCACTTGAAAAATCTTGAGTTTCGGCATTACCTGTTGTTTTTGTAACACCTAATCCTCTTGATACTCTAGAAACAACAAAACGTAATCGAGCAAATGCATCTTCAACAAATTGTCTTTGTGTAGTTGTAAGAGCAGATAGATATAAATTATTATATACATATGCACTTTCAGTAACACATGCACTATTGCCCTTATATAAAATATCAAACGTTAATGCATCAATATATCTTTCAACTGATTTTTCGTAATCTGCTTGAACATATGTAAAACCTGTGCTATTTTCATTTAAATATGCAATGAATTCAGCAACAATAAAATCTTTGTTTGCTTGTAATTGATCTCTTGCATCTTCACGTTGTGCTTCTGCTCCGTCATGTGAAGGAAAACTTATTGTTATTCCAGTACTATCGCCGTCGTCTACAATGTTAATTAATGTTGAAAATGCTTCGTTGACTCTTGTAACAGCATCTGAATTAGCACCAACACCGCCTACAGTTAAGTAAATATCTCTCATGTTATAGAAACTGTCAACAATTAAAGTTTTAAATCTGTCTCTAGTTTTAAATTCTTGCGATTCTCTAATTGTATGGTAATCAGATCCTAATGCAACATAATATGCAAGACCTTTGCCAAAGTTTGTCATATCAGTTTCATACGCACTTTGGTTATAACTTAATTCAGTAAATTGATCATTAATATATGCTGTCAATTCTTCTATAATAAAATCTCTATTAACAATAATATTATCTTTTGCATTAATTACAGTATCGTCAATACTTGATAAATCATTGTAAATTAAATCAGGAGTTCCGGTGCTATCTCCTGCTTGTAATACATTTGTGAGAATTGCAAATCTATCGTCAATTTCTTCTTTCATTGCAAGATTTGTTGTACGATTTTTCATTTGATCACGTGCGACATTAATTGCATAAACTGTTGCATCTAGTTGTTCAAGAATAACTTTTGTTGCTGTGCTTCTTAAATAACTTGTTGCAGCGGCTACCGCTTGATAATTGGTGCCCATTACAATATCACCTAATACAGCATCTACAATACGTCTAGTATCTCTTTTACAAACTTCTTCATTATAATTGAAAGGCTGTGTTGTAATATCGTTACCAGTAATATAATAATAAGTAGGATCTCCAGTAAATTGAATAATCGAACCTGTTTGCGGTATGTCTCTAAGAGATTCAATATTTAAAGAACTGTTAGTTGAAAGATTTATTTCACCTTCTGCTTGAACAGTTGCACCGCCGCCAACAAAAGAAACTGTTGGTACTTCCTCGTACCCAGAACCTCCATTGGTAATTGATACAGCGGCAAGTTGTCCAGTTATTATATCAACTTGGGCTTCACCTGTTGCTGTCACAGGATTATCTCCAGTAGGTGGACTAATAACGACAGTAGGTGCGCTTGTATAACCAATTCCTGGTTGTTTAATTGTTACACTACCAACTGTACTAAAATAGTTTTGAGAGGGCAAAGCATTTGAATAAGCAATTGGATAAAATCCATCTGCTATAACACCGTTTGTACCAAAGTCACTAACTGAGTTTGAGATACTTAAATATCCACCTTTGGTTGTTAAAAATCCTGTGCTACAAAAAACCGAGAAACAACTAACAATCTGTGTATAGCCAAAGTTAGTAACATGGAATCCAATACCACCTTGAGAAATTTGTGTAAATGCGTCAGCAACAAAACTGAAGACAAGTGATGCTTGATCATACGCATCTCCGTCAACTAACATGCCGCCTCCACCGCCTTCGATGTTAACTTGTTTGTCAACAGATAATGTAGGATATTGTTCTATTGTTAGCGGTCGTGCGCCTGGTTCAATACCTTCAATTTGCACTGTCTCAAATGGAATAAATTCTGTTCCGTCATTTAGCCAAGGACCATTCATATTAGTACAGTTTTGTACATATGGTGATGTTGTTACAAGTGCGCCAGGTCTAATTTCAACACACCATCCTGGAGCCCTTAGTGCTCTAAATGTAAGTTGATACAGATAGCAACCGTTTCCCATGTAAAAAATTGTTGACGTTTGGTTCTTAGGAAAGATTCTTGTATTACGTAATTCTCCTTGTCCAGTTACAGTAACAAAGTCTCTTAATGTAATTGGATTGGCTTCAAAATAATCACCAGGTGCAACAATGATTGTAGATCCTTCAGGTGCTACTTCTGCGGCTTTTTTAACACTTGCAAATGCACCATTTTTATCTTGGCTTCTACCATCATTACTATCGTTGCCGTCTGTTGATACATAAAAAACATTTGCTACTTTTGGACCTGATTGATCTCCAGTAACCTTTACGTTTGCATCAACTCGAAATTCTTTTCCTTCTTCTAAATTTATCTCGATGTTTCCATCAGATGTTAGAATAAAGGACTTATCTCCAATTTTTCTTTGATGTAACGACTGTTTCTTTATAAAAGGCATGTATTATACTTCCAAATAACTTAATGTTGCAACTAAATTGGCTGGGGCTGCTCCCACTAACACAACTCTATCACCTGCTTCTAAAATTAATCTTTCAGTTGCAAATGTAAAAGTATCTGCTGCCGCGACTTCTAAATTGTTCAAAATTAAATTTGAATTCTGTTTACTTTGTCCACTAGGAATAACATGGCAATCAAATAACGCATCATTAGATCCTGTTCCATCATCTGTGGCTGTGTTACAAACAAGTAAAGTCGTTAAGGCGTACTTTTTCTCTGCTGGTACAGTAAGTAATGTTGTGTCTGTTGTTGCTATTTCTGCATTTACTATTGCCATTATCTATTCCTTAAAAAATTATACTATAAAGCAATGCTTTATTTCTACTGACTAATTCGTCTTGTGTTCCATCTGTGTTTTTAAAATATACACCAGTACCGCCATCTCCTAAAGTTTTACTATACAATACCGATCCTGCAGATGGTGCATCTGGATCTGCTTCTTCTGTAAAATTTAAATATCCATCAACTTGAACATTTCCATCTAGGCTTCCGCCTTTTAGAACCAAGTCTCCTGAAATACTTACAGGTGAAATTATATTGTTAGCAAATTTAATATCAAATATTTCTGATTGTAGTTCAGTTATTTTTCCAACTAATGTATCATCAACTGTAAATTCAATTCTACTTGTTTCTAATACACTTACTTCTTGCTCAAAGATCCTTACACTAGTAGGAGTTCCTGTTAGTGAATTTCCTGCTTGAATTCTATCTTGGAAATTATATGTATAAAACCCATCGATATAATCAATAACACTTTGAACATTGACTAAAATATTTTGATCAACTGGATCTGATAATCCATTTGGATTTGAGGGATTAGGTGTAATATCATCGCCTGTGTATGGAAAGATTCTACGTTCGTATAATTCTATTCCTGACTCTGAAATTTTTACAGTTCCATTATCAGGCTTGATATAAATATCATCGCCTGCGAATCCTGATAAACCTGCTGCGTATATAGATAATGGATTAGAATTTGCAGTCCTTGCTACAAACGCTCCTGCAAATTGTGCTCCATCTCTAAGTGTAAATAAAGACTCATCAAACACAAATTCAGCATCATCTGCAACGCCTCTATCAATTTCTATACCAGAAGTTCCAGCAGTTACACCTATACCTGTTTCACCGTTGTTTAAGCGAATGGTGTTGTCTGTCACAACAATTTCGTTTACCTCTGTTTGGGTAACATTACCTGACACACTGAGATTTCCAGTTAGTTCTAATGTTCCGTCTGATCCTAAATCAATTAGGTAATCGGCTCCATCTGCTAACTCAAGTTTGTAGTAATCTACATCAGATAATAGTTGTGTACGTTTAGACATCTTAATCTCTTAGATGGCTGTCAAGACTAGTACGTTTGCTGATGAATCATCATCTACAGTCCATGTATAACGATTATTGTTAAAATCTATCATTGTACGGTTGTGTAATTTTCTAATGTTAACAACATCTCCTCCATCGATAAATCCTTGTAGAATCATTTCATTTGCTGCAAGAGCACCAATTGCTTTATCAACTAGTGTGCAAACACCTGTGTTACCTGATGTTCCATCTGGATCATCGTGACAATTAAATTTTGTTTCTGATCTTTGTGATAAAATTACACCGTTGGCAACTGCTGCATTAGCACCAACTTTACACATTACTGTTAAATTATTTCCTTCAGTACCAACTGCACCTTCAGTTGCACCAAAGTATCTTTTGTTTAGTGGACGTCCCATTGTTTTCTCCTTTTTGACGTTCTAGGTCTACGCTGTGGGTTACAGCATAAGTCCTCGTTTAGAGGTTCTCTCTATTACATAAGTATTTATCCTTTTCATAAAAATGGGTTATAATGTCCACAAAAAAAGGCCTACCTAAGTAGACCTTTTCTATAATATGTGATAGGTTGGACTACTGATTACCAACAACCGCGTTATGCCCCATCAGGCTCAAAACAACACGGAACCTCACAATAGAATGGTTAATTCTACTTTCTCTGCAACTCTTAGTCACCTAAGTCTTACAGCGCCACCACAGCGTGTGAGTCAAGTTACTGCCTGGGTTAGCAGCATTTCCTTGCACTATCTAACTTGGACCGTCGTCTTTGTTATGTACTTAATATAGCATATACAAAATAAAAGTCAACCTATTTTTTTAATATTTTCAGCATATCTTTTGCCTTTTTCAAATTTTTGGTCGTATTCAACTTTGTCACCTAATTTGCACTTAAAATTCTGTGTCTCAAATAGCACATCTATTAAACCCGACTTCCATTGGTCAGGTCTTATAATACTAAATTTTCTATTTGTATTATATTTGTAAATTGTTCCTGTAGGCATTACATAAACTCCAATTGTAATAATGTTTGATCTAATTTACCAAAGTTGTATAAGTGAATAGGATTATCTTTTAAATCTTTTACAAACTTTACTGTGTTAAATCCTTTACTAGAAACATAAGTTAGTCCACGTAAATTTCCAACTGCATATGCAAGGCTATCAGTAAGTCCGCATAGTTTTGCATATTTCCAAAGTCCTTCTAATGTGCAATTAGTTGCTACACCAAAACGTGTTTTCTTTTCCCAAGTGTTTAGCAAACGTGGATTAAAACATAATTGACTTATGCCGCCTGCAAAGTGCATATACTTTGTAAATTGCATGTTTCCATATGTTTCGCTTTGTGGGTATACTCCACAGTACATATCAAAACCATAATCTTTTATTGCATCTTTAACTTCATAAAAAGTTTGATACACTTTTCCTTCATATGTACTACCACCGATTAGTAATACTTTATTAACACCGGCTTTTCGCATAGCAATACAATTTTCATGTAATTCGTTTTCACTTTTAATGTTACGTGCTGCGATATGTGCAACTGCTTTAGCACTACCTGCTTGATCATTTAGTTCTATTGCTGCATCTTTTACTTTAATCAGATCGCTGTTGGGCAAATGAGTTATACTTACACTACTTGCTTTATCAACTGCATATTGACTTAATTTTTGTTTGGGAGTTTTTTCTACACTTATGTCCATGTAGTACTTATATAAAAATAGGCCCCGTAGGGCCTATTTTAAATCTAATATAATTTATATCTTATGAGAAAGACAAGTCGTTAGTTGATACTTCAACTTTCTCTAAGTAGTCTGCTGCGTTACCAAGAGATGACGCTGTGTTTGACAACTCAACATAACCATAACGTGTCATGAATGATACGGTTGGTTCAAATGTTGATGGGTCTAGTACAACACCGCTTGACATTAATGGAATGTATGGGCAGTAGAACGCTGCTGCGTCTGATTCTGATGTACCTTTGTAACCAACTAGTACGTCATCGTCGTCTGCATATGTGTTTACATATACTTTCATTGCGCCATTCAATGTACCAACCATTTTTGTGTTAGTTGGTGCTTCAAATGTGCCTTCAGTTGTACGTGCAAATGCGCTAGTTGTTGCTGACTGTAGTACAGTTAAGATTGCTGGAGATACAACAGCCCAGTTACCTGCGCCTCTACGTGTTCTCTGTGCAATTCTGTTTGCTGCACGGTTAACTAACACTGCTAATGCTGCGTGTTCGTCACCAACAAATGTTGCTGTACCTGAAACTGATGCTTGGTTATATGTATCAGTACCTGTACCTGCAAGTGTTGCTAGGCTACGTAAAACTTCTTGGTCGATTTCAGCAGTAATTTCTTGTGCTAAAGCAGCCATAATTTCTGCTTCAACGTCGATACCATGCTGTGACTGAGCGTCTTGAGCGCCTTCAAATGTCCAACGAGCACTCAACTTACGAGTTTTCGCTTCAACAGTTTGCTTCAAGATTTGGATGCTTAGTTGGTTACCTGCAACACCTTCTTTGGCAGCAGTTGGATCTGCTTTACCATTGGCATTACCTGAATAACCTTCAGCAATCTTGAATGGTGATAGTGCTTCTTCGCCAGCAGTTGTTGAACCACCTGCTGTACCTGCGAATGTGTCACTATAACGTACACGTAATGTGTGAATTTGACCGACTGGACCGGTCATTGGTTGTACACCAACTAGTTCGTTGGCGATAACGGTTGGCATAACACGTCTGATTACTGGTAGGATCACACGGTTAAGTGTTGCGATGTTACCGGCAGATGTAGCACCAGCAGTTGCGGTTTCAGCCAAATACCTACGGGTATTTTCTAATGTTGAAGCCATTACTGCTTTCTTATTGCCTGCTAGGCCTTCAAGAAGTGCTGTTTTCGTATCTTGCCAGCGACTTTCTAATAGTTCTGACATTTTGTTCTCCTTAGTTTAATCCAGCAAGACGTTTAATGTCAATTACATTGTGATCTACGTCTGCTTTTATGTCATTTGATTGGGTTCTGTTGCCTGTTACTTCTTTTGCCTCTGCTAGTACTGCCTTTTGCTTTGCTGGACCTTTTCCGTCTATTACTGCCGGTAAGTATTTGTCAAACGCAGCACGTAATCTGCCTGTCTGAACTGATTCCAGTAAGTCTACCATAATTTCACGTTGGTCTTTGCTTAATGGCGCAACCATATCGTTAATTGTGTCTTTGCGTTTTACACTCTCAGTAATCATTTTATTTTGATGTGATTGTGATTCCGCAAGTTTAATTGCTTTAGACGCTGCTACTCTTGCTTCTGCTAGTTGTTTGTCTTTAGCACTAACAACTTTTAGAAGTTTTGAAGTTTCACTCTTCTCGTTTAGATACGAGTGACTATATTCGTTAGCAAATGCTTCGAATAATTTACGTCCAAAATCATTTTGACGTGCTTGATCAATATCTTCTTTCAGTGCTGTGATCTCTTTTGTAAGACCATTAGCAACTGTTTCTGATACCAATGCTGCACTTTTTGCAATAAAGTCTTTCTTAACTTTATTTACATGTGCTTTGCCTTCACGTACTAAACGTACTTTTGTTTCGGCAAGATCTTTTTTGTCTTCGTAGAACTCTGCAATTTCTTTTGCAAGTGACTCTACTACAAATTCTTCTAAAGCAACAAATTTATCAGCAGTTGCTTTTTGATCTGCATGTAGTTCTTTGATTTCTTTTGCTAGTTGCTCAGAAACAAAGTTTTTCATTAGAGCAGCATTTTTACGCTGTGCAACTGCAAATTTTGCTTTTGCTTCAGCCAACTGCTTGCGATCTTCTTGAAATTCAGAAATTTCTTCGCTAAGTTTTTCTGTCATCATAGCATCAATGGCTTCAACCATTGTTGACTTATCATGTTCATACTTTTTAGCAAATTCTTCACGCAATTCAGATGTCACTGCAAGGCGATTTTCTTTCACCTTGGCGTTCCATGCTTCTTCTAATTCAGAGCGCACTTCCTCAGAAACAATATTGTTTTCGAAGAGACTATTAAGTGCTTCTATCATTAACTTCTTCCTTAGTTATTGGAGTTTGTTGATTATGTTAATCAACGACTCCTTTAAATATTTTTGTGCCTTTTTATCGCCTTGAATTTCCCTAGCGGTATGGAACGCCTTATACCCACCGCGGGCATTCATAAGGTGTTCATAAATTGGGGTTGGATATGCGCCCGGCGCAGAAGGTTGCGCCACAACGTCTACTGTGATGATTTCAAAGTCTGAAACTTCTCCACCTCCACTTTCGCTTACATTTCCACTACCTCTCGATGAAACTCCTAATTTTACGCCGCTTTCTAGCATTGTTTTAACTAGTTGTCCCATCGGAGTTGGTAGTACTTTTAGTTTACCGTAACCGTTTGGGCCATCCATCCACATTTCTGTGATCATATGGCTTACACGATCTAAGTTGATATTAAGTCCATCCGGATGATCAACTTCGCCTAACACTGAATAGCCACCACTGATTTGTTCGTTGAGTGTGGTGACAGCCCTGCCAATTTCATTAACGGGATATACACGCTGATTTGCGTTGCGTACTCCGCCTTGAATGCAAATACCTTTCATAAAAAGATCTTTACCTTCGTTAGCAGACTCAACAACAATTCTAGCCTGGTCGAAATTCAGATGTTCGCTTAGTATCTTCATCAATCAGTCCTTACTTTGCTCTTTTAGGAGCACCATTTAAAGGTGAGCCTGCTGAACTATCTTGCTCAGGTGCTTTACCTTTTTTCTCGGCACCATGGCCGGGTTGTGGCTTCATTGATTTTGAAGCCTTACCGCCTGGAACATTTACATTCCCTGCGTTATCTTCTTTGGTTGATGGTTGTGCTAAGCCGCCTGCTGTACCTTTTTCATCTGCTGAACCACCTTTTACGATGTTTGCAGATGTGCCGCCCATATTATTAGGCTTTGCTACAGGTGAATTTGTATTTGCGCCGTTGTCTCCCATTGATGCTGACACTTTATCTGTGTACTCACGCATAATTTCTGTTTGTGACTTTGGTGCTTTTGACTCGTCAACTTCTTCGTCTGTTGCTTCGTCTACTTCTTCGTCAGTTGCTTCAAACGCTTCCATTTCGTCTTCGTCGTCATCACCTTCTTCTGAATCCATATCCATGTCCATGTCCATGTCATCGCCTGGCTCTTCGTCGCCTGCTTCTTCGTCACCCATCATTGCTTCAAAGTCTGCTTTTAGAGCCTCTAATTCTGCTTCTAAATCCATAACTTTGTCTTCTAGGTCACCTTCGTCGTCGCCCATGCCCATTTCGTCATCTGCACCCATGTCGTCATCTGCGCCCATGTCCATGTCGTCGCCGCCCATTTCTGGATCTTTAATGTCACCCATTATGTCATCTACTGGGTCACCTTCACCGAAGAAATTTTCTTCAACTTCTTCTTCTGACTCGTCAACTTCTTCATCAGTTGCTTCGTCTAGGTCTTCATCATCTGATTCATCTACTTCTTCATCAGTTGCTTCATCAACTTCTTCATCAGTTGCTTCATCAACTTCTTCATCAGTTGTTTCTTCTACTTCTTCTTCATCTTCAAGTAGTGATTCGTAAATATCTCTTGATTTTTCTACCACGATTTCGTGGAATAATGCTTCCGCACCTTCTTTGTCTTCATTGACAAGGCGCTCAAGCATTTCTTCAAACTTATTGCGATCAGTCATATGTATCTCCTTTAATTATCTTTACAAGGCTGTCTATTATATTTACACATAAAGGAAAATATACGCTGAAAATGGGGTCAAAACAGCGTATTTTATAAAAAGTTTTAATTAATATTAAATTTTTTTGTAAAATTTTCTAATTCTATGTGTTTAAAATTGTGCAAATCCTTTAAATGGTCTGGTATAAATGAATCTTTATCTTGTATTACTCTATAATAATTTGCTCTAGGATATGTATTTGCACACATCATTGTCTGTCTAGTCCAATTACCGTAATATGTTGCCCTATCTTCTTTTCGTTTATAATTTTTTGTTCCTGCATATATGTTATTTACAATTTCATTTTTATTGCCAAGTCCTACATAATCAAATCCTAACAAATATATTTCTTTTAAATTATGCTGACTTGCAAGTAACATTGCAGTAGGCCCACTACTCCATCCTTTGTTTGGTTTCATTATGTTAATATTTGGAATTCGTTGAGTAAGTTTGTTATTATTGCTCCAAACTTTATTTTCGTTTTGATATTTTTTCTCATCAAGTTCTATTATCATTTTAGTATCAACACATACCAAATGATCAGGTGCAAATTCTCTATAAAGAGCATTGCACCCGTAAACTATTCCTATTTCTTTTAATCTATGAAGATTTATTGTTTTTCTGCTTGTTCCGTTACCAAGTACAAACCCAATATTTTTCTTTGTCATACCCCACCAAGTGCTGCCTGTGCTGCTAATCCATACATTTGTCTAATATAGTTTAAATCTTTTGCTGCATCTTCGTTATGTGCATCGCTGGCTTTTCTTGCTCGGTTAATATCTCTAAGTGTTAATTTACTTTTTCTCGAGTCGTCAATTTTAACCACCGAATCGTCATTCTCACTATCGTATGTAAGATCTTCTTCCGGTTCCATTGTTTCTTTGTTAAAGTAATATAGTTCTCTAAGTATCATAGTATTATTTATATCGTTTGATCCGTTTGTGCTCCTAGGTCAGCACCTAAATCGTCACCTGTTGTAGTTTCAGGTGCTTCTCCTTCACCGCCATCAATGCCGCCAGCGTCTCCGCCTAAATCATCTTCAAGTCCGCCAAAGTCTCCTGCTAGATCTGCACCGCTTAATCCAGCACCGCGTAACTCGCCTGCTGCATCGTCTGGAACTAGATCGGTGATGTTCTCATCATTTTCTTCACGCCATAGACGTTCGTTTTCTGCAATTTCTTCATCAGTCATTCCTAAGAAACGTTTAAGAGCAAATCTATTAGACATAAACGGTATACCTTGTATTGTGCTAAAGGTACTGATACGATTATTATCAAGTTCTGCTTGTCTGTATGCTGCAAAGTTTTGCGGAGGTGTTAGACGCAAGTCAAACATACTAAAGTCTATATTTGCGCCTTTGCTATTCAAATATAATTTAAATTCTTTGTTAAAAACTTCTTCAACCATGCTTTGCAAACGTTGACAATAATTATTAAATCTTAATTCTTGAATGTATGCTGTGCCAACTCGTCCATCATTATACTGTGATGCACCGTCGTCTGCACCAGTAGGCAAGTAGGAACTAGGTATACGCAAGCCTCGAACCAGTTTGTTGGTAAAATATCTGAGATCATCAATCTCTCCTAGGTTAGTACCGCCTGGTAGTGTTTCGACCTTAGAGCCACGACCTTCAGCAGTTTGTGGAAAGAAGTAGTCTTCGTTGATTGACAGAGGATTATAACTTGAGTCTATAACATTTGTGCCACCGCCTGTCTTGGATGGGATGCGTCTTTGATGGATTTCCGTTTTTACACGCTCCACAAACTGCATAGCAAGGTGTGAAGGCATGTTGCCCACATCAACGTAGAATACTCTGCGCTCAGGCGCACGTTGTACTCGATAGATAATAATAGCATCTTCGAGTAATTCTTTTTGTTTGTATACTTTGAAAATACTTTCAAGCAAACTATTTCCAAATGGATAGTTTTGATCAAGTCCTTCACTCATTGATAAATGAACCACATGCTGTGCATCTACATATGTTTCGTCATGTTCTTGAGCAAATCTACTGGTGTTACCACTTGGTGTATGATTGCCACCAGTCATACCTTGCTGCTTAACTTGTTGATAACCGTTGGTGCCACCAGGTCCATAACTGTTTTGTGTGTTTAGTGGTGTTGCTTCTAGCATATCAAATGCAAAATTAAGATTTTTTACAACATACTGCTCAGGTCTTTTACCTTCGCTTTCGTTAACAATAATTTTTGTAACTTGACTTGGATCTACATGAAACCATTTTTGTGTTTCAGGATCTCTAATAAAAAACTGGTCGCCATATTTGAATGCATTACGTATAGTTCTAAACATACGTGTTTCAAACTGATTTAATTTACACCATTGCTGTAAATATTGTCCTAATACTGTCACTTCACTATTGGTTGCATTTGATTTAAAATCAATTTTAAAATGAGTATCGTTTGGTTTATTTTTTTGTGTGCAAAATTCCGCTAAAATATCAAGTGCAGCATTTACTTCGCTGTCACTATCCATTGTATTGTATTGATTGTATCTTTCAATACGATTAGGAGAACCAACATATACGTCTGGTAAATGCGAACTATAATTTGCTGCGGCAGGACCAACATTACCTTGTCCTCTTAAACTAAATGGGCTGTAACTTCCATTTTTATTATCTGTTGTTGGAACAGGTGTAAAATATTTTTTCCAACTCATGATGTAACACCTCTCATCATATTACCTTGTAATCCTTTTGTAGCCTTATATGTACGTCTCTGTGTAGTTGCTACACTGGTTTCAACATTTACTAGTTGACTTAATAATCCATTCATAGTATCTAACTTCACATTAAATTGATCAAACGATTGACTTTCTGTAGTATTACTTACCTGTTTTTCAGTATTAGCAGGTGCATCTTGAACAGTAGTTTCAAGATTTCTTATACTTTTCATAAGTGTGTTCATTACACCCATGCTTGTTTTTGTTCCCATAATATTTGCAGGACCACTTATAAATTCAGGACCATTTTCGCCAACTAATCCAAAACCATTTGAAGGAATAGTTCCTCCTTCTGCAAATCCTCCACTAAAGAATCCGCCTGAATTATATTGTGAAATTTTATTTGCTGTATATTGTTGTGCTTCTGCAATTGATCGTTGTGTTTCGGCAGCCTTTTGAGCAACTAGTGTAGAAAGGTTTGCTTCAGCAGCGTTTACTGCGGCTTGCGCATTATCAATATCGTTTTGTAAATCATTTGCTCTTTCGTGTATTCCTGCTTCAACTAGATCAGTTTGTCTATTTGTAAGTTCTGCTAAATCTGCTTGTGCTTCAGTAAGTTCTGCTTGTGCTTCGTCTATCCTGTCTTGTGTAATTTTTTCTTGTTCAATTTGTTGTTCTGCTGCGTCTACTGTTTCTTCTACCATTGCTCCGGTGTTAGCAGCAGTTTGTTCTGTGTTTGTTGCAATATCATCTTGAGGATTAAACATATTTTGTAACATGTTTATTAAGTCATCGTTCACACCACCGCCCAGTTTTCCTTCAGCAGCAGAAAATAATTTGTCAATAGCACCTCCAACTTGTTGAGCAAGTTGCTCGGAGGTAGGTAAAACTGATTGAACTTTTTCAATTGCTTGCAATGCTGCATTTTCTAATCTTGGCATTGCTTCTTTCATAGTTGCCTTTGTCATATCTCTGACTGCTTCTTGTAATTGTATAGTTTTTTCAAGAGCACCAGTAGTTGTTTTCATTTGTTGATACTGTTCTTCTTTGATTTGCCTATCAAGTCTTTGCATTGTTTGAGCAACAGTTTCGTCACCTTCTGCTGTAGCATCCATTTGATTTAGAAGGTTATAAGCAGCAGCACTAGCATCAGCAAATGCAGCAGTTGTATCATTTACACCACCAAGTATTGCTGCATTTTTAAATTCATCTGTTTTTTGGTATTCTGCTGCGGAGGAAATGGCTCCATCAACATAATTATTAAACTCACTTATACTACCACTGTTAAATGCTCTAGCCGCTGCATATATTTCTTCAGCACCATTGCCCATCGCTAACAATGCGCCTGTAGTTTCTTTAGTTGTAGGTGCGCCTCTAAGAGCAACATCAACAAATGCATCAGCAGCATTTTTTCCTAATGTTTTTTGTATTTGCAGTAGTTGTGCGCTAAATGCGGCTTGTTCTTCTGATGTTTTACCTGCTAAAAATGCAGCAACGTCTCCTTGACGTCTACGTTCTTTCATTTCATCAGCAAGTTGTTTACGTGATTCTCCTGTAAGTTTGCTAAGTCCGTCCATTTGAACTAACAATCCTTGAGCAGACTGTGCTTGTTGTTGTATACTCATAGTCTCGCGGCGAGAATTTCTAGCCGTAACTTCGCCAAATAACATAAGTCCTTCGTTTATTTCGCCAGCAGTATAACCTAATCTACGTAATTCAGTTCCAAGTCCTTGTTCGCTATCTAGAACTGCTAAACTTAATTGTTTAAATCTTTTAATTGCAACTTCTGTAGTACCACCAAATGAACGTAATCCTTCATTGTTTTCTTTAAAGAAGCCAATCATTTCTTCAACAGTTAAGCCAAGTTCTGTAGCACTAACTTTTAAATCTACTAAACTTTTACCAAACGTTGCACCTATTTGAGTTAATGCTTGATATTCTTGCAAACTGCCTTCGGCAAACTGAACTAAGCCATTTACAAGATTTCCTAATGCAGAACCTGCTTTACCTAATAAATCTGTATTTTGACTTAGAGCATTACTATAATCACTTAGATTTTGTTTACCACTAAGTAGAGTTCCTGCTAACCCAGTACCAGCATTAATAACATTGCCAAATACATTTGTAGCCTTTCCGACTTGACTCATTAAGCCTGATAGATCTTCTGCCAAAAGAATTAAACTCCTACATTAAAACAAATAAATATGCTATATACTATTTACCTAATAGGAAAACACATGGAAAATACCGAAAGCCCCCTTAAGAATTTTAGAAGACAACCTAAAATTTATATTTCTTTGCCAAGTCAAGGAAAATATTATAAAGATAATATTATTGCAAACAATACTTTTACAGAGATTCCTGTATTCAGTATGACAGCCAGTGATGAAATACTTTATAAAACACCCGATGCAATGATCACCGGCAATGCTACATCTGCCAATATAAAAAGTTGTATTCCAAGTGTTTTAGATCCTTGGAACATTATTACTTTAGATATTGATACATTATTAATTGGTATTAGAATGGCAACTTATGGCGATTCAATGACAGTTGATCATAAATGCAGTTGCGGTGAATCTAATTCATATGAAATTAATTTGAACAAATATTTAGAATACTATCAAAATTGTAAATTTATTGACTCTCTTAAAATAGATGACTTTACTTTTAAAATTAAACCTTTAACATATCGTAAATGGACAGAAGTTCAGAAAAAAACTGTTACATTACAACGTGCTATTAACACACAAGTAACAAAGATAGATGATGAAAATGAAAAAATGAAAGCACTAGACAATATTACATTACAAATTAATGATCTAGCAATTTCAACTATTTTTGATTATGTTGAAAGTATTGAAGTAGGTGGCGAGATAGAAACAAATAAAAATGAAATTATTGATTTTATGGCAAATCAAGATCTAACCTATTTCAAACAAATTAAAGAAGTTGTTGAAAAAAATATTGAAACCTGGGCTATGCCTGGAGAAAAAGTTGTGTGTAGTGCATGTAAAAAAAATAACAACATAAGAATAGGAATGGATACGTCGGATTTTTTCGGTTTAGGCTAGTGAACCTAGACAACGACGAGGCCCTTTCACTAGCCAAGGAATACGAAAGCCAGGTAAAAAATTTAAAAGACGAAGCCTATCGTCTTGGCTGGTATATGCGTGGCGGTGTTGATGTTCATAATCTTTTATACGATACAGATTTAGAAGATTTTGAAATAATGAGAAATATTGCAAAAGAACATATTGAAAATACAAAAAATGCTAGAATGCCACTGCTTTAACGTGGTCCACTAACAGGTTGTGCCCTTGTGTAACTAGGATTATTATAATAGTTTGTATTTTGTAAACTGCGTTCAATATCTGCTTTCCTCGATACTGCATCTGAATTAGAACTTGATGCAACAGGATCTGTTGCATCAGGATTTGTTGCATTAGGATCTGTTGCATCAGGTTGAGTATTATTATTAGGTTTATTACCTTCGGTAATTTTCAAAACATTAAACATTAAGTCTTCTCTACGTGCAGGACTTATATAAGGAACTAACACTGCTTTGGCTGCATCTGGAAATAACAAATGGCTAAATGTAAGTTTTGCCCATTCTGTGCTTGCATACATCTCTCCTTCTCGACCGCCACGTTCTTGACCTTCTTCAAAACCATAAAAGTCTTTTATCATTTTGCCAGCCGCTGTATCACCAAGTACTGAATCTAGTATCCTTCCTGCACCTGTTAACACTGGGCCTGCAACGCCTCCTACAAACCCTATCCAACTACCTAAGATTGTACCGGAAACCCATTCAGCAAATGCTCTTTGTACTGCTGGACTTGCTAGTGCAGCACCTACTGCCCAAAAGGCTGCTTCGCTTATAATAAAAGATACAACAGCAGGTACTGTACCGACACCAGTTCCAGCCGCTGCTAATTGTGCAGACCTGACAATAGTTTTCAGTCCACTAATTGCCTTGGTGACCAGTGTAGCATTACGTGCAATTCTTGACCATATCAGTAGCAATTGAATTGTGAGTGATCCCCAAAGTATATCAATTTGTTCTTCTTTTTCTTCTGGAGATAAATTTGGATCAACTTCTACATCATTTATAGCACCAAGTACACCATAAAAGGCAGCACCTGTAAATCCTACTTTGCCTAAAATGCTTGTCATTGCTCTAAAGGTAGGTGATTGAATAATTTTAGATACTTTATTAGCACCGCTATTTTTCTTTAAATTATTTTTTACTTGATCTATTAATGCATCAGCAGTTTTGATCTTGCCCGATGCCCTTGCAATTGGACCATCTTTAATTCGTGATTTTGTTTTTGAATTGGCTAAAAAATCTTTAAAGCGGTCAGGATTGTTTGTCCATCTCTTAGCAAATTTTTGTGCTCTCTCAGCACTTTTAAACACAATGTATTTGCTATAACCTCCATTAGAATCTTTAATCCATAGTAAAACTTTATCAGGTTTAGTTGTTTCAGCAATCTGAAATGCAGGCAATGCATCATTAGGTGTTGCTTTTTCCATAATAACAGAATTGTTTTCGATTAAAAGATCAGATAGTTTCATAATACTATTTATATTAATAAAGTTGAACTACGTTCAACTGTGTTTTCGTTATCACTCAACACGAACTATTAGTTCTTGATAACAATATTAATAAGGCATATGCAAAGCATATGCTTTTAGTATTATTCAGATTGTGAAGTCATAATTCGCCCGTTGCCGGGCGAATATGGTTTTGAGCATTATTCGAGTTGCTTCAGCCATCTTGTTAAAAGAGATTCTTACGGTATAGCGTATAAAATTAAATTATACGGTGTAGCGTAAGTTGGAGGCGGTTGACCTGTATCCCCCTACTCTAGTTTCGTCATATCAACGGAAGGCAGTAATTCCCTAACAAGCGAAAATACTTACCACGTGGTTGCTTTTTCTCAGAGCCACTATCCTTTAAAGCCTATCGTATACTTCTTCACGCGGACATACCACACCACCGGCGACGAGCGTTACCTCGGCTGGATTTTGGATTGTTTCAGAGTCCGTTATATAGCCTATTTGTGTTCTAGTAGTGCCTGGCGTAGTTTGTTTGAACCACCAACTCTTACATTGATGATACCATTGTAGTATTCGTCAGTTTCTAACACTCGCCTGTCAAACTGTTCTCGTGCTTCTATGTAACTCATCTCTGCTCTGCTTTTGCAGTAATAAAGTATTTCACGAGTAAAGTTTTTTTTGCCTAAGTTTTTTACATCTTCGTTCAGTCTATCTGAACTTCCCCAGTATTCACGCCAATCGCTTTCTTTGTAGCCTCGACGTTTGTTCTTTTTGCCTTTTAATGGTGGCTTGGTTGTTTTAAATTTTGCTAGTTTCTTGCCTACGTATTTTTGTTTCGTCTTTTTGTTTGTAATTAGATATACAAAACCTTCGTATTCGTCTGGTATTGATTCTACAGTTTTGCCTTTGTACATCCAACTCATACAGTATGTACCGTTGGATTAAATTTGTGATTCCGTTTTTGGTTTGCCTACGTGTGATTGCCAACCCTCTTTACTAAACATTTTACTGAAGTAATCTAAGGGCCATTTGTTTAAGCCTTTGTCGTGTTCTTGTACATTATTATACATTTGCATAAACTTGTCAATCGATTTTTTATTTTTAGTTGCTTGAATTTCGTGTAATAGTTTTTCATTACGCATTTGTTTTATATACGCTTGTTGCTGCTCAGGTGTTGATTTTACAGGCCAACTGGCCAAGTCTTCTTTGCTCATCCAGTTGTTTGCAATATCAATCCAGTTGACATCTGGAAACGCTGTACGGTATCCTATAACACCGTCCATGCAGTTTGCTTTGTCGTAATATTTTTGTTTCACAAGTTCTTTGTGATTCAGTTCTTCACCTAGTTGTCTCATGTCATTCCAAAAATGATTGTCGCCCTTAGGTGATAGTGTGTAATGCACAGCAAGATAATCTGCTATGTCTTGGAAGTAATGATTCATTTTTTCGTTGTAATAGTTTTTGTCATAATCACGTTGCAACATCCACGCAATATTTTTGATGCTGGCAATGATACTGACCACTGCGTTTGCTTCTAATGGATCAACAAAACTTGCTGCCATACCAATAGCAAAACAGTTTCCAACATTTGGTTTTGCCAATCTACCTGGCTTCCATTTTAACTGTTTAGGTGGACG